ATGGGCAAATCGCTACCTCTGAAGACTCAAATTGCAAAAAATAATCCTGAGTTTTTCTACAAGCAAAACGGCGCTAACGTTTATACTATCACCCCTGGTGATAAGATTCAAGACGACGCTGGTGTTGAATACTATGTTGATAGTGTTGAGGACGCAGGCGTCATTGAAGACACCTTCTACATCTTTGGATATGAAACACTACAGCGTAGAATTGCTGGTCAGCAAGATGGTATCTACTATATTACTGCACTCCGTGGTAATATCTCGCCATTCCCAACTGGTGCTGGTGTAACTAACAACTTTAAGAAGTTCAAGTTCTCACAACCAGTCAGCAAACTATATCCTCTCAACTTCAGAAATGATCCTCTCTGGTTTAAGAACTCTGGTACAACCCAGGCAGAGAAAGATTACTATGCTGGATTGATTGATCCACCACCTACATTCTCTGCTGCTGATAACTACGTCCACGGTCTGGTTTCTGTTAACGACTTTAAGAACTCTGTAACCAGAGAACTTATGGAAGATCTAACAAATCAACCAGCATTCATCATGAACACCTACAGTGGTGGAAATGCAATTAAAGCACAGAATGGAAATGCAACCTCTGGTTCTGAAGATCGCTTGATTCCAATTGCTGGTGATAGCACAGTTCTCTCTGATCAGAAGTATTACGTTGAACTTAGACGACCATCTATCGCTCGTGCTGGTAACCACACGTTTGAATACCTTGGTTTCGGTCCTGGTAACTACTCTACTGGTCTCCCAGCACGTCAGGAAGTTGTCTTAACACCTGAAGAGGACTTCTACGCACAAAGTAAGAAACAAGACGCTGGTATCGTCTTCTACACTGGTATCAACTCTCAGGGTGACCTGTACATTGGTAACAGAAGAATCAACGCTATCACTGGTGAAGAGACATTTATTGATGCTGCAGTTCTTGCAGATGATGGTGATGAGGATGATACAATTGGAGGTCTCGTTACTACGTTTGACACTCCTGTAACCTTCAACCAGAATATTACTGTTGTTGGTGGTGATGGACAACTTGTCAATACATTTGAATCTCCTCTAATTATTGCAGTTCAGGACGAAGACCTAACACAGTCTCGTGATTGTCTAATCATTCGTTCTAACGTATCTTCTGTTGATCCTGTAACTCAACTACAGCAAGATGAGGGTCTAGATAGAACTTCCTTCGCTCCTCCAACTGAGGGTGATATTAGAATCAGTAAGAACAAAGTTCGTGCTGCTGTCTTCCAGTTCAATGCTAGAGGAAATGGTCAGAGCTACATGTTCCAGACTCACACTGTTGCTGGTGTTGCATCTAACATTACTCCTAACCAAACTCCACTCATTGCTAATGGTGGTACTAGAATCAATACATCACAGTATATCACTTATGGTGGTGTACTACCTGCACCTGGTGACGTTCTATTCAAGGGATCTGAGGTTGGTAAGAACGGATCTATTGCATGGGTCCTATCTAACTACTTCTCAAATATTGCTAACAATAGCATTGATAACATCGTCTTTGATGGATCAAATGTTGTTAAGATTGAATTCAGAGACTTTACAAGTGGTGTTGCACTTGCAGTTGGTAATGACATTGGAATTACTTCTACATCTCAGATTAGAATCAAGAACTTCTACTATGATCCTAGACTGAATCTAACTTGGACAGTATATGCTGCCAAGCCTGGTGATCCATTCAACCCAACCAATAACTACTGTCACTTCCAAGTTATTGATCAAATTCCACAGGATACACAACCTTGGGAAAATATCATCTCTGGAACTCCTGGTGGTGCTGATCAACCAACTATTGAATTCTCTAATGCTAACTTCAAAGAAGTTGGTATCATTGGTGGTGAGGCACTCAGAACTGAGACAGAAACTATTGGTGATTACAAACTTGGTATTAACACCATCTGCAGATCTTCTCATGATGCATATGCAAATGCATTTGTTGAGAATCTAACAACTGATCCTCGTGCAAACCTTGACGTTGTTGGTAATGCATACATCAGTGGTCGTAAGACACCTGATTATCTACAGCATACTCAGTTTGCTGATCGTGATAAGAATAGAATTAAGGATGCTCTGATTGTTGGTGGTGACAGTGCTGCTCCTAATGATGAGGCAGTATTGAGAGTTTCTACTGAAACTTCTACTCCACTAGAGGGTGGTAGACCAGTTGCTGAAGGTAAGGTTGGTGTTAATGTTGAGGATAGTGAACTCAATAGAGCACTAGTTGTTAAAGGTGATGCAAGATTCACCGAAGATGTACAGTTTGAGCGTGACATTGAAGTTCAGGGCGACGGCACACTTGCTGAAATCAGAACTGACATCACAACTGGAACTGTTAACCTCTTTAACGATAGCACATTTGTTGGTGGAAATAACTCTGCTGGACTACACATTGGTGGTTATGCTAAGACTCTAAGAATTGGAGACTTTAACACCACTTCTACTCAGTGGATCTACATTGGTGATAAGTCTACTGGTGACCAGTTTGTATATATCGCTAATGCTGCTAACCACGCTAACATCTTTATCGGTAACATTGATCAAGATGCTGCAATCTCCAAGACAACAATTGGTGGTGCATATGATCGTGTTGAATCTCTATCCTTCGTTGACTTTGAAGTTAGAAGAACTAAGTTTGCTGGTGATGTAACCTTTGGTTCATTCAAGCAACTTGGTGGTGATAGAACTAACCCTGAGCAGGTTGTAACTCTATCAACTGAAGCAGGTATTGTTAGCTTCTTCTCTGGAAATACTCAGACAATTGACTTTGCTCTGAATGCTTCTGAAGTTAACATCGCTGGTCAAGGTGGTACAACTACTATTAGAAACAGTCTTGAAGTTGATGGTGAGACTACATTCAATGCGAGTGTTAAACTTTGTGGTGGTACTTCTTCCTTCTCCTTTGTTGGTGTTGGACAGTCTCTAGGAACAACTGCAATTGCTCACGCATCTGGTATCCTAGGACCTTCTTCCTTCAATCAAAATATTGATATCGTCAATGTCTTCCAGTTACCATCTTCGGATAACAGATACAACAGAATTGACACCGCTGGTTCTGCATCTTGGGGTGACGCAACATTCCAGGCAACCAAACCTGGCGCTGGTCCTGAAGGAGCAGATCTACCTGCACTAACAGGTAAGCAATATTACTTACCATTATTAAATCAACCTGTTGCTGGTTACTTCAATGAAGGTGATTATCTACTTCTTGATGCTCCTGTTGATACAGGTAATAACACAAGACCTGAAATTGTTCGTATTGCGGTTGGTGGTTTAAGTGGTTCAGAAACTGCTCCATACTACCTAACTGTTGAGAGAGAACCACTTGGTTCTTTCGCTCCTCAAATTGATACTCACCCAGATGAGCCTGGAAACAGAACTCCAGTATACAAGTGTAACATTGCATTTGATGCTACTTGGATTGAGCAAGCAATTGATGCAACTAGAGGCGCTAACAGTGAGGAAAATGTATATCTAGCAACGTTTGGTGGAACACTTAATGTTGGAATTGACTACGTTATCATCTCTCGTGAAGATACCAATTCTGACGGAGACTTCAACCAGGGTGAAGCATTTAAGTTAGCAACTGCTCTAGAAATTGTCAATAAGAAGTTTGAAATCACTAATGGTTGTCCAAATGGTGATACAGTCTTCATTGTTGATAGTGTCACTGGTGAGACAATCATCGGTAATGACGGTGCTGATGGAGAGAATGGAAAACTAACCATCAATGGTTCGTTTGAATTCAAGGGTGGTTGTAAGACTGCATCTGCTCAAACATTCACTGGTAATGCTGTTGAGGGACAATTCACAATCACTGCTATTCCTTCACTTGATGGACTAGAAGTTGGTGATTATGTTGAACTGGTTGATAATGGTGGTACTGTAACACTAGATCAGAATCAGTATCCTGCTACAACTGGCGGTACAAGATTCGTTGATCCACAGATTGTTGCAATTAATACTGCTACCAGCACAGTCACACTGAACCTAGCATTTGGTGGTTCTGGTAATCAAACTGGAATCAGCTTTAACGCAACCAGAGATGAGAAGTTCAGAATTACTGATAAAGTTCGCGACATCTTCACTGTTGATGGATGTTCTGGTGATGTAGTAGTTGGTAATCCTAGTGGTGAGATCTTCACAACTAGATCTCAGTATGGAACTGCAGCTGCAGCACACACTAAGGGTGCAACAGTATATACGATCTTCAAGGATCCAAAAGTAGACAACGGTATTGCAACTACATTTGTTAATACGACTGGTACAGTTACTACTGGTGCTACATTACTACCTGTTGACGATATTACTAACTTTGAGAATGGTGATTTCATCTTTGTTGGACTTGCATCTGGTCAAGAAGAAATCATGCAAATCAATGGTAACCCACAACCAAGTGGAGTTGCCCCTGCTGGTAACTTACCTGTTACTCGTGTAGCATCCTTGACAAATGTTCCTGGAACAAACAAGACACATAGTGATGGTGAAAGTGTATTCCGTGTTCTCTTCAGAGAAAATACTACACTTACAAATGATATTCCTGCAACTGGATCTACTGCTGTTAAGGTTGGATTAGAGAATAGCGATGTTGTTCCATTCTTCCTTGATCGTGAATACTGGTTGGCAATTGACAATGAAATCTTCTTGGTTTCCAACACTGTTACTAACGATGGTGGAATTGAACTAGTCAAAACAAACTATCATCATGGTAGACTTACCGTCTTTGATGATGTTAAGTTTGTTGGTTCAAACTTTGAGATCACAGGTACAGATAACAATGTACCTATCATCAAACTACTCAACAACGAAGAACACCACTTTGAGGGTGGCGCACTTGATATCAATGCACCAACTGATATCAGTGGCAACCTAAGAATTGTTCCTTCTAGATGTGTTGAGGACCCTGATGCTATCCAGTTCACCAACAAAACGTTTGAACCAACGTTCAGAGTTGAAGCTGAGTTTGGTGATACATTTGTTGGTCGCTTACTTGATGTTGCTGGTATTGCTTCTACTGCTCCAGCTGCTACTCAACCAATCTTAGATGTCAGAAATCTAGGTGTCAATGGTGCTAATAACTTTAGCATCATGCAAGATGGATCCATCAATGCTTTTGGATTGACAGCATACAAGAACATCAATGGTGGTCACATTACGAAGTTCGTAAACGCAACTGCCACTCTCGCTGTTAATATAAATTATATTGTAGCAGTAGCTCCATCTACAGGTGCTCTCATCTTGACTCTACCATCCAACGCTGTAACAGGTGATGTTATTAGAATTACTGAAGTTGGTGGAGCATTGACATATAATAATTCTCTCGTGATTCGTGCTCCAATCGTAGGTGGTGAACCTGTACCTCTCCAAGGTGATACTATTGGTACAAAACTTGGAGGTCTCTCTACAGCATATGGATCTGGTGAACTAGTTGTACAAAACAAAAATGCTTCCTTCGGATTGATTTATGTTGGTGCAACTGATGGAGACAACTTTATTCCTGCTGTCTATCAAGGTTGGTGGTTAACTGAACTATAATGGCTTTCTATAACAGACTAAAGACGATGAAGTCTGCCCCAGTCGGCACTATCATGCCCTGGGGTGGAAACCAAAGCACTGGAAATAATCCAGACAATCTTCCTACTGGGTGGATTCTTTGTGATGGTAGAACATATGATTGTTCACTATTTCCTTTGTTGGCATCTATGATAGGAAATACATATGGTCCTACTGAAGATTCCATTACTGGAAACTTTCCAAATTTTGATGAGGGAGATCTATTCAGAGTTCCTAATTTGAATGGTAGGCAGTTGCTTGACCTTGAAAAAGACATGCTACTAGAAGAAAAGTATTATGCAAATCAACCTCAAGCATACAGTGTTATTGGGGATTTGGTTGAAGGTGATGGAACTGCCGTTACTCCACCTACAATTTATAGTGCAGATACTGATCTTGGATTTGAATTAGATCCAATTGACACCATGGCAGGTAAAATTCAAAACATTACCTTGAATGATCCTACATGGTCTAAGACATATTATACAATTGGCAGAAAACTTGGCATTGACCATACTCCTGGTCACAAACACTCTGGACAATATACAACTGCATTTCCAAGTGGTAAGTATGTTCAGATTTTCCAAGCACCAACATTCCAGGTTTCTGGTAGTCCTGGATATGAATCTGCAAACTTGACTGGTGTTACCAGTACAGATAGTCCAGATACTTGGCAAAATGGATTTGGTGCAATTACATATTACGATGAAAATACATTGGTATTGACTAGTGAAGCTAAGTCTTTCCCTCCATCAGATGCAACAGTTCCAGAAATTGGATTGTCAAGAACTATTCCATCTAGTGGTGCATACACAACCAACTTTAGTGACACATATAACTATAACCACCATATGAGAATGCACACAGGTGTATTCCCACCTCCTATAAAACTATTTGGTAAGGATAATTACATTGGTGGTAATGCAGGAACAACTTTTCCTACTAACTTGAGTCACGCTGCACAAGATTCTACCGATAAGAGTCTAACTACGCACAGTCACTTTAGTTTTGATTTATCAATGAACATGGGTGGTCTTAAAATTCCACCAAATATCGCTGTCAACAACGTACAATCTTATACGGTCAATGTTTCTGATATTCCAGATGCGTTAAATATTCTTATGGATAATAATACTCCATCACAGACCGTAATCATGATCATCAGAGCTTACTAAAATGCCAGTTTTTTTAAATCAAGAAAGAACGAAGATCGGAACAACTACGGGAACGCTGATTGCATTCCCTAGAGAGTTAGATGTTAATGATCCTATTGCTGGACTGAGTGCAGAGTTACTTCCTGCAGGATATTTAAGATGTGATGGATCTGTTTATAATGTCGCAACTTTTCCTGCTTTGGGAGAAATTTTAGGAACTGGCGATGGATGTGCATTTAAGCAACCAAATGTAGAATTAAGTGATGAACAATTTCAGGTTCCAGACCTGAGATCAAAATATATTAAAGCAACCTCTGGATCAGATCAGGGTGTCATTAATGACATGACTGTTCTAAATGCTAATGGACAAGAGATTAAAAAGTCTGGTGTTGGAGTTACTGTATCAACGAACGTAGGAACAACAGCTGTTATTGATTTGACAGGACAATTTAGAGTTCCTGCAAGAACAGTGACACTAACTGGTAATTTAGGTTTTACTAAACCAAAAGCTCCAGACGAAGAGGTTGTTTCTGCATTGTCATTCTTGCCACACGCACACTATACTACCACGTATAGATGTAGAACTATTAGAAGAGCAGGTAGTGACGTATTTGAATTGAATTATTTTACAAACGCATCAACTATTGGTGTTCAGAACTGGTTTGATGCCACAGAAGAACAACCAGCATGTAAATTTTATGCTCAGACAAACAAGTGGCAAGGTGGTGCATTTAATGAGGGTGGTGGATTTGGTAGTGCATCATTTGAATATTATGGTATTTGTAAAACACAGTGCGGTGGATATAATGTTAACTGCCTAATTCCAGATGGTGAAGAAGTTGTAATTGATACAACACCAGAGGGTCCTTGTGTACAGAAATTTGCTGGTATTCCACTAGGACCAATCCCTCCAACTGGTTGTGGACCTGCTACTGATTACACTGTTGGTGCCACATATATTTGTGGTGCAGATGGAGTTGGTGATGATAACATTCCTACTGGAGATACTCCTTCACCTACAGCAATTCAATCATTCTCTCTGTATATGGGTGGATCCGCATATAATGACGGACCAAATGATTGGTATCCCAAAGGAACTGGACAGTTTGCATACAGTGGATATGGTGGTGGTGCAGGAACATGGAATGACATCAATGACTTTGCTCAAGATACTGTTTCTTTATCGGGCGGATCAGGAAGTGGTGCAGAAGCAGTTGTTAGATTTGAAGCATATCCAGGTGGAGCTGGTTTCGGTAATGCTGTTAACACAAGATATAAAATTCTTGCTTTTTCCAATAAAGGAACTGGATATGCTTCTGGTGATATTCTTAAGTTCCCTGATGTTGGTGGAAAGAACATCGGTTCTGCTCCTCTAACTGGTGGTGGCGGTATTAGTCTGAGAGTTGATACTGTTGGACAATCTTCAGAAGATGGTAACGCAGAAGCAGGATATCCTCATGATACTTGCTTAGCAAACGTTGTTCCTTTTGATACCGTTGTAGATAACAATACAAACGTTGTGTATCCACAAATTTCAAATATTGTTGAAACTACAGAAGCATTTGATTATGAATCTGATCCAACAGAGCACACTCATACTATCAATTACAGCATTGGAACTACCAATTATCAGTTAAATATACCAGAGACAT